GCTACGCGCTTTTCCCGAGATGCAGCCATTAACGTAGGCTCATACCCATCCAGCAGAGCTGGCATTACGAGGGAGTGCTATTATTAGATCCCTGGATCCTTCCAAAGTTTGATGGCCTGCGAACCTCTCCTGTAAACAGGATTAGAACGTAGGTCGCCGAAGACACCCTCATCAGGGGTGTCCATAGGCAAATCAAGCTGGAAGATAGGTGTCAAATCCCGACGGTGAAGATGGTATAACACCGGAAGGATTGCACGTTCACACGTGATGTTGTCTCTTTTCCCGCGGCATAGAACTAGGGACTGAACTCGATAGAGCTCAGACCAGGGTCCGACGCGACGGAAGCGGAAATTAGATGGAAGGCGGTCAAAACATTCGACAAATCCTCCATCGCCAGCGTCATCAGGCAGGTAATACCCTCTTGGGTACCAACTGCGCAGGATTGATACTGGTCCACGTGCGTGAGTATGGGACGGATGCACTCCAAAATGACGGTAGCAATACCTAACCACTTTGTTATGTGCTTTATACGTCTCAATTTCATTTGAGATCACACTCCTGAAATAGGGTGGCTTCACAGCCGATCCCTTAAAGAAGTGGTGACCGCAAGACTCACGAAAGTACCCCGTGGCAAATGACTTCTTCTCGTTTACCTTGAAACCAAGGTGCGCGAAAACATCAACCAGAGGAGCATATAGAACGCTTGGGACGATAATATCGTCACCAAAAACACTAATGTCACAAGCCGAACAACCGTGTACGCGCGCGGTGCTAACCGCTAACGCGTAAAAGATTAAAGATTGTAACTCGAACGTGTACCCGTTACCCATCGAAGAAAACTTTTCAATGGGGAACGGGAATTCGCCAACCTTAACTGTCGGGGTCCTCAAAGAATCGAGGACAGCGAACCAGCGAGGTGGGAGTAGCTCACGAACGAGCTCACGGGAGATTCGGTCCGAGGCAGACGACAGGTCGATGGTGCATAAGCGCCCATCTACTGAAGCCTGCCGAGCGAGCCGAGCGTGACGATCAGCGCCGTGGTTTAGGTCAACCCCAACACGTCGGAGACGTGAGCGGATAACCTGACCAACGCCAAGCTGGAAGAAAATATTCCAGTCAGGCTCGATGCCAATCACACGATCGGTCTTGCTGTTTTTCGGAACAGTGACGATCTCAGTAAACTGTTTCACAGTGACGTCAATGTCAAAGTTAGACAGAAACCCGGTTTCCGCGTAAAGCGTTACCCAGGGGAGACATTGTTGAGTGCACTCGGTGCTATGGCAAGTTAGCTTATGTGCCGCTGATACCCCGCGCCCTCGAACTGAGGACGACGAGCCAGGGCCTAGCCGTGCATGCATAGCGATGGCGTCAACATCACAAGCGCCCAGGATATCATGTACTTTTCCCTTTGCTCTCGAAAAAGAGTCAAAGGCCGGAGACCAGTTGGTACCGGACATGAAACCCTGAAGCGCGTGACGATTGCGCCGAAGCTCATCCTCAACAGCAAGGTAAGTCTCAATCGCCTTGCTGCTCCTCTCATCATCCGAGTAACCGGGAATTCCGGTCAACTTGGACACTGACTCACAGGGGACATAAGCCCCGAGGAAGTCAGAGACACTCTCATACTTGAGAGGGTCGATGCTATGCGAAACAAGGGAACGGAAGTCCCCGTGTTTAATGCATAGGTAGAGGCCGAGACTGGTTGGGGAGTTGAAACTCTCCAGCCAGGACTCAAGGAAGTGCATTGTTCTAGGTAACCTAGAGTCACTCACACTATTTTTCATCATTTACTCCTTAGGATATAAACAATATAGGTTAAGCCTATATCGAGGCCGTAGATCTACTAGGCGACGAAGTCCATATCTTGGACCATCGCCGTCGGGACCGCATTAGCGAGGAGGTTCTTGACATAAGCCAAGACATCCTTACGAACAGCGGTAGTAGACCGAGCCGGGAGGATGAAGTCCATCACGCAGGTACAGTCGTAGGCCTTTTGGGGCGCAGCGACGATGCCGGCGTAAGAGGTACCGGAGATAGTCTCCAGTACCGGGACGACAACCTTGAGAGAGACCTTGTAGTTCTGGGTCTCCTTAGACGGCTCGCGGACAGCCGCGGTAATCAGCGGATATCCGATAGCAATGCCACCAGAGATATCTTGCCATTTGGCAATACCATTGGTGATGTTGCGTGCCTTGAAGGTGTGAGCGACCGGGGTCGCTTGGCCATCATTGATGACCAGGTCGGCGAAGTTTGCCATTGTAAAACACTCCGTAACGGAAGGAAAGGGTTAACGCCGAAAGGCGCCAAAGAATTGCGCTGCTAACGCGACCGCGTTAGCTGCGTGCTGCACCGACAGTGGATTCTTGAAACTCGGTAACGTAGGATTGGGAAAGCCAGTTAACACGTAACGTGTCATGGCCATATCCACCCTACGCGCACGGGTCTCGCGGAAGTCAAAGTCGGGTCCGTTCTTCAGATTCACGTAAAAGTGCTCATCAGACTCGTAATGCCATACATCAGTGCGGCATCCCGAATGAAATGAGTACCCAGAGGTCGCATCCAGGGAGGCAAGTGCATCGCCAACCGGGAGAAACCAATCCGCAACGAAGCTAAAGGGGATTAACTCCCAAGCCACGACGAGCGGATTAGTCAGACCAAGTGCATGAGCGTTCGAAAGGTTAGGTGAAGCTAGAGTAGCTTTCACCACATACCGAGATCTCGAGTCGTTAAAACCACTCGCGTGGTGATTCGGACTTGACGGGGTCTGTCGATTTGCGAATTCGACACGATCCCTGGCCGACCCTGTACAAACAGTGATCGGTGACCGAACGTTCCTGGCAAGATGTTCCATGCCAGCATACACATCCGTGAATAGAGGCCTCCAGCCATACTGCAGCTCGAGCCATATGTCGTCGAGTCGCTTAGATCCGTCAGGAAGACGGTCGAAGCGGTTCTTACGCCATGTGCCCGCAGCTTTAGTAGCAAGGGAAAGAATCCCCTTGAAACGACCACCAAGCATGTCGATGGTCTTCTGGGCTTCGCCCAGGGCTACCGGCAGGTTAGGACCAGCCGGTTGGAGGTTAAGGAGACATTTTGATGCTGCCTTTGCGGCGACGGAGGAATCAAACCCCCCGAGCATCGATGGGTCTCCACCCATGTAGCCGTCACGACGGGCCACCCAGTACCCACCAATCCCAGAGTACGTCCGTTGGATGCCATTATGGCAAACAATGGTTGTACGGGAGCAGGAGTAAGGGGACATTGGTCTGGACTTGCGTCCATTCCTAACCCATGTGCGGGATACAACTTGGACTGAGGCAGAAGCAGCCTCAAACACAGTAGTGCCAGGGTCTGTTCTCGAAAGTTGCCTATAATAGGTCGCCCCACTAAAGAGGCGTCGATTAATTGACTCTGAAGCCACTATGAAGTCCAAGTAGAAGAACGGATGACCTCAGCCTCGGGAAATCCGAGGTTAAGAGGTCTGCAGGAGCAACCTGCAGGACCCAGCTAAAACAACAGCTGGTAGGGGGAGAAGAAATTCTCAATCCCCGAGGGACCCAAAAGGG